TAAACTTATTAGAAAGTTATTACCAAGAAACGCAAAATCAATTTGTAGTACCCACCGCAACAAAATCATTAAAGGATTATGAATTAGAATATGGATTGCCGATAAATCCACTAGGAATAACAATAGATGAACGCAGGAGTCGTGTAATGGCACGCATGAGGGGATTTGGTACTGCAACTAAGGCAATGATTAAAAAGGTTATAGATTCGTGGACAAATGGTGATGTTGAAATTATTGAATTTATGACTCATTATAGTATGTCTGACAAAACACATGAACAATTAAAGCAATACACTTATGGTCAACTTAATTTAAACGACTATAGGATTAAAGTTATATTTAATAGTGTATTGGGTATGCCTAGCAACATGCAAGATGTTTATAACGCGGTTAGTGAAATAATTCCTGCACACTTAGAAATTATTTACTCATTTAAGTATCGCAGGCATGAAGAATTAAAAAGTAGAACACATTACAATCTAAACGGATTTACACACGATCAAATAAGACAAGGGGTGATATAATGCCAACATTTACACCAAATATAAATTTAAAAAAACCATTGCAATCTGAAAACTATAACATTGATGACTTTAACGGAAATGCTGATATTTTAGACACTAAAATAAAAGAATTAGATTCTAAAATAGGAACAGGTGGACTTTTTGTTTTAGATATCGATGGAAATATTACCACTGGAACAGGTGGTGGCGGTGGTGGAGGTGGTGGAACTGGCGCGGATGGTATTGGGGTGAAAACCGCTATAATTAACATTAATGGTCATTTAATTATTACATTAACAGATAATACTATAATTGATGCAGGATTAGCAAAAGGAGCAAACGGTTCTAAATGGTATAATGGTTCAGGAGTTCCAAATATTTCGCTAGGAATGGATGGAGATTATTATTTAAATACCGAAAATAGTGATATCTATAATAAAATATCTAGTTCGTGGGGTTCACCAATACTTAATATTAAAGGTGCAAGTGGATCAGGAACAGGCGATATGCTTAAAGCCACATACGATACTAATAATAACGGTAAAGTAGACCAATTAGATGATAATTCTGCTATTGATACTGTTATCGGTAATCGAACGGCAGATCCAACAACTGCCACAACATATTCATTAACTGGAACAATTACACAATGGTTGTCATGGATAACTAAAAGATTCGAGCAAGTTACTGGATATATATGGGGAGCAGTTTTACCGTGTACTATTAAATCTTTGTACGAACAAGCGGACATAGGTACACTATTTATTCCTGCAGGATTGCTTTATTCTCCGATAACAAGAGCAGGAAGAAATAAAACATACAATAAAATGTTTGTTGACTGTCATGGTGAAAATCCGACTAGTTTAGTTATTACTTTTCATCATAACGGATCATTAATTTATACATCTCCTGCAATCACTACCGATTCAACAGAAATTACTGTTTCCTTACCAATAACAGCAGATCAAAAGATACAGGTTTTTACTAGCAATACAACTGGATTGACAAAAGGTATTAGTGTTAGTTTAAAGCAGGTGAATAGAGCGTAATGGATGTATTTACTAAATTAACCAATCCCTCTGCATTACCGACAGGAACAGGTAGCGGTTGTTCGTTCTCTACAGATGGTGTTTATTTAGCAATTGCACATAATATTTCTCCTTTCATAACGATTTACAAGCGAAGTGGAGATACTTTCACCAAATTGACGAATCCATCGATATTGCCAACGGGTGCAGGTAATGGTTGTTCGTTTTCCAGTGATGGTGTTTATCTGACGGTTTGTCATTATACAACTCCATTTATAACTATTTATAAAAGAAACGGAGATATTTTTAATAAATTGGCTGATCCTTCAATATTACCTACTTCTTCTTCTTTTGGCTGTTCTTTTTCCAACGATGGAGTTTATTTATCAGTTGCGCACGATGTAACGCCATTTTTTACAATTTATAAACGTAGTGGCGATTCTTTTACCAAACTATCTGATCCCGCTACGTTACCAACAGGTACAGGTAACGGATGCTCTTTTTCTCCTGATGTTAACTATTTAATAATTTGCCATTTCACATCTCCTTATATAACAGTTTACAAACGTAGTGGCGATGCTTTTACTAAACTTGACGATCCTACTACGTTACCGGGATTCGCTTCTCACAACTGTTCATTTTCAGGAGATGGAAATTATTTAGCAGTTGCATATAGCGCACCTCCATTTGTTAATATTTATAAAAGAAACGGAGATATATTTACTAAATTAACTGACCCTGTAATTCTTCCTGCTAATAATGCATGGGGTTGTTCTTTTTCTAACGATGGAGTTTATTTGTCTATATGTCACCAAAATACACCATTTGTAACCATTTACAAGCGAAGTGGAGATACTTTCACCAAATTGACGAATCCATCTACATTACCGACAGGAACAGGTAACGGTTGTTCTTTCTCTACAGATGGTGTTTACTTAGCAATTTCTCATGCAACGTCTCCTTACATTACAATATATAAATCTGACAATGTTTCTTTAATTTTATTTGCACAAGCAATAGGAGGTTTTTAAATGTTTTTATACAAAATAGAAAATAATACAAGCAATCAATCAATAATTTCAGATAATGAAAAAGAAATACAAGAATACAAAGAAAACGGTTGGTTATTATCTGAAATACCAATTATTTGGAAAGGTAAAAATGCTAAAAAGTTAATTAACGGTGAAATAGCAGACGTAGAAATAGAAATAACGGAAGAATACAAACCGACAAAAGAAGAATTAATAAAACAAAAATACAGAGAGGTAAATAGTTACTACAATAACAAGTTAAAAGAAATCGAAAATGCTAGATTATTGGTAGAAAATAGTGGACTGGATAGCAGTAAGTTAATTTTAAAGTACAAAGAATTGCAAGAAGAATTAAAATTAAAACTTTTAGAGGTGTACAATGGAAAAACTATTGACGTTATTAAATAGCAATATCGATAAGGTTGCACATTTTAGCGGTGGTTATATATTAGCCACCTTTTTCCCTATAAATCCATTAATTGGTTTATTGTTGGCTATTATGGCAGGAAAAACAAAAGAAATGTATGATCAAAAACATTCAGATAAACACACGGTAGATAAATTTGATGTGATTGCTACGTGGGCAGGTGGAATAGTTGGATTTATGGTATTATATATTAAATAAGGGGTGATAATATGACAACTAAAAATATAGTTCCTAATAATACTAATGAAGGATCTTTGGGAGTTGCAAATAAAGTATGGGGTTCTGCTTTTATTAAAGATTTAACAGTAACAGGAAATTTAATGGGTAATGTAACAAGCAAGGGAATAATTGATGTAGCTTCATATGGAGCAATGGGCAACGCTAATTATTTTAATGTGGCTGATAATAAATTTTATGTCGATGCAGGTTTTTCTGTTTTATCGCATGACGATTCTGATTCTATTATTTCAGCTATTGCAGATGCTATGGCTAAAGGATACACAACAATTATTTTTCCTATGAGCAGTTATTGGATAAGCAAGCAAATAAATATATTAAAACCCAATATAATTATTAAAGGTAACGGAAGTTTAGGAATGGACGGAACAATTAAATCAACATTTTCAGGGATTACTTTCAACTGTTTTCCTGATATAAACGATGGTAGTTACGGTAAAATATACTTTGAAGATATTACATTAATTGGCTATGGAAATGCTACATTAACAGGTACAGGTTTATCTTTAACCAATGTCCATAGTACAACTCAAAAAAACATCCATATTATAAATTTCAGAACTAACATTTTATTGTCTTCTAGCTATTTAAATACATTTATTAGTTTACAATCTAGTAATTCTAACGATGGTGATATAGGAGTTAAGAGCATACTAGCAAACAATAATACTTTTATCGGCGGATGGATGTATAAAAGCTGTATGAAGTTCGATACTGGTAATTGCACAGTAATAGGAATGGATTTTGAGCCAGGAACAGCAAGTAATGAATTTGATAACTCTACGTTAATAAATTGCAGATTTGAAAGAATTACTAATACATTTAAAGGGTTTGAATATTTAATACTTAACAGTAATTGTAACGTAATTGGTGGAAACTTTGTTTGGGACACTTCTTCATGGCCAGATCCATGTTTAATAAGAGTTAAAGGTTCAAACAATAAAATAAACACAAATTTTTTATATTCTCATAATTTGATTTTTTTAGATAGAACAAGCAAAAATAACGAAATTTCTTTATTATCTAAACATATTTCGGTTTCTTCATCAACTTATGAGTATTCAACTCCTATACTTGATTTAGGAATAAACAATAAAATAACATATAGGGATGAAACAAACGGAGAAACTATTGATTATGGAATTACGTCAGATAGCGTCACTACAGTTGTTGGAAACTTTTCAAAGACAAATTTAGTTAACAGGAGTGCATTAGCACCGCAAAATTTAACAAGAACAGATGGTTCAATTGAAGTTGTTGATCCGGTTGGGTTGTTTAAAGGCGATAAGTTTGTAGTTAACGGAACTAGCGGAGCAGTTAGAAGCTATTCAAATCCTCAAATTTTAATAGCTGATGGCACTAAAATTTATGCTACATCCGCTTACTTGTTTATTCCTTCCGCTAATCCTGTTACTAGTATAACAGTAGGTTCAGTACTAGGAC